CTTTACAAGCCACAAGAAGAACAGAATTATTTGTTGAAGCAGTTCCTGTTCAAAACATTGAATTAAAAATACAAAATATGAAAGAAGTATCTAAGTTCCGTAGGTTTATGGATATTTTACATACATCAGGTGCTACTAATAATACAAACATAGAACCTTTTAAAGTACAAGGTGCTGAAATACTACATGATGTTGCTATTGTTGCACAAAGAAAATTAGATATGACACTAAAACTAATTGATTTTGGTAGAAAGGGATTATCTTTTAGATATAGACAATCTTCATACAGAACAGAATTTGCTGAATTTTATTTAAAGAGTCAAATTGATAAAGCACCAGCATCAGTTGAAATTGGTCCACATACTATTGAAGTTGATTTAACAGATTTAGATGAACAAGAATTATTAGAAAATAAAAAGAATGAGGAAAAGGCTTTAGGTTGGATTAAACAACAAATTGATGATAAGAAGGGTGAAATTTTTGAACAATACAAAACCTATGTAAATCAATCTTCTAGGGCTAGAGTACAGGCTAGAAATTTATTAAGAGAATCACAAAAAGCAGCACAGGGTAAAATATCTCAAGAAAAATTAGAAGAGATAAAAAGAATATACAAGGAAAATAATATTAGTATTGGACCTGGAACAGTTGAGTTTTATTTAGGTAGAGGTGATGGTTCTATAAATTATAGTGATGCTATTAGTTCTTTTGATATTGATTTATCTAAAATATTTTTAGCGAATATGTGGTCTTGGTTATTTTTACAATATAGTAATTCAGAAAGTTCAGCCGAGTTCCAAGAAAAAGTAAAGGTTTTATCTACCACAACAGGATTTAGAAATTATATTCCAGCAGGAAGAACATTCCAAACATTAGGTGAAGAATCATTTGTTGATACAATGAGAGTTATTTTAACTATGATTAGAATATTCTATGATGATTCTTTCTTAGATAGTTATAATCAAGCAATTGATAAGATAGGTAAGCGTTTCTATATTAATATGGAAAAGGCTAAAGATGTTTTAGAAGAAGAAGAAGGTTTTGATGATGAAGATGAACAGTTAGAATTAATCATTGAAGGTTTCTTAGATGATATAGACCAAACATCTTTTAAGGAAAATTTAATGGGTTGTAGAGATAGTTTAGAAACTATTATTACAGAATTAAATAGATTATTATTAAACTTAGATGATAAAGTACATACTGAATTACATGATATATGTCGTGAAATAGGTAGCGATACAGAAGGTAAATATACTACAAACAAAGTAGACTTAGACGGACAACCTGCTACTGCTAAAGAACATTTAGTTAGAATGGGTCTTTTACAAGAATTAAAAGGAGATGAAGAAGAATGACTGAACAGATATTTAACAAGGCTGGTAAAGCCCTAACTACTAGACTAAGAAGGGCTATTAATACTAAACTTAATGATAGTGAACCATCACAAAAAGTATTAGATAATATTTTACAAGGACTTCAAGAAATAGGAGAGGGATTAACTCCTGAAGAATTAGATACATTTTTAAAAGACCAAGCAGGGGTTCTTGAAGAAAGAGATGCAATATTTCATCCTGAAAATGGTATGGCTAAATATTTTGCTATTAATAATCAACCATTATCAGGTATAATTACAACAGGTAATAGAAATAAGGCTATTGATGAAACTATTGCAGCAATTCAAGCAAGAGGAGTTAGTCAATTAAATTTTACTTTAGATTTATTAGATGATAAAGAAAATGTTATTACAACATTAAAAGGTGGTTTAGATAATAGTAACTTAAAAGGTGATACTGCACCCTTTAGCGAAGAAGAACTTACATTAATCAAGGGGCTAGTAGACTTAATAGAAAACATTGATGAAGAAAAAGAATATGAATTAAAAGAATCTGAATTTAAACAATTAAATTTAATTGCTGATTCACTTAGTCAAGTACAAGTAATGAAGGTTCAAGAAAGAGAAAAGTATTATAGATATTGGAAAGAAATATATAATGAATTTCAATCTTTACATGATTACCTTGCTATGATACAACCAGCAATTCAAAGACTAGCAAGAGAATTAGGCGGTATAACTATTACAAGAGAAGGTGGTTTTACTGATACTGAAGTAGAATTAGGAGAAGCATTAGAATCTGTTGTATTACCTAATTATGTATTAAAACTTACACAAATTACAAGAAGTGATTATACAGATGAGGCTAAAAAACTTAAATTAACTTATCAATTTTTGAGGGCTATTAGAGCAGATATTCCTGAAAGTCTACAAGTATTTAGAGAAGTAGAAGAATTAGAAGGAGAAGTACAAAGTTCGGCTAGAGTAGAACCACAATTTACAGAAGATGGTAACCCTGTTCAAGGTGGAGGCGGTGCTTCAATAGATGAAAATTTACAGGCAGAATTATCCGCAAAAGAAAAAGAAGCGGCTGAATTACTAAAAAGACAAGATGTTGGTTTTGACCCTCTATATGTAATATTAGGTATAGATAAAGAAGTATCAGATATATCACCTAATGTTGTAAATGAAGTAAAACAAGAAATTAAATCTATTATGAGAACAAATCAAGAATCTAAATATTTTGCAGAATTAGAGGAATTATTAGATGAAGAAATTGATTTGTTTTTAGACCAATACAAAGATGCAACAACCGCTATGGCTGATGAAAATCAATACTATTTACCAATGATGGACAATGATGAAATTATTGAAGCCTTTACTACTTTAGGAGTAGAGGTAGAAGTAGAAGCATCAGCAGAAAATTTTGATATTGTTACTAAAAGAATGCCTTATAAAAAAGCAGTAGAATATATTAATGCTGAAACAAAAGGTTTCTTTAGAGTATTAGGTAGAGTATTACAATTATCAAAAGGTACAATTCCTATTGCTAGAAGGTCAGTTACACCTAAAGGTGCATCAGGTCAAGTTAAGTATGAACAAATGTATATGCAAGGTGGAGAATCCTTAGAATTACCTATTAAGGTATCAGAAGTTGATGCTCAAAAATTACAAGAATTAGATAATATGGTTAGATATTTAGAAGAATATTATATGGAACCGCTAGGAAGTGATTTTGTATTATTAGGTGATGTACCTGAATTTTTTACAT